CCATACTTGACCTTCAGTCGATGGGCGATCTGGTCACGGCTGCCTGGGTTGAACTCGGTAACCTTGTCCTTCAGGCGCTTACCGGTCTTGAGGGAGAACCGTTCTTCCACGAGGGGAGGGAAGGTCTCCATCATCAACTGACGGATAGCATCACGCTCTACAGCAAGCTTCGCGTACAACTCAGCAGCAGCCTTCACATCGAAGGGCCAGCCACTGCGTTCCATCATCGAGCAGTACCAGCGGACAGCGTGCTCCAGGTCGATAGCTTCCTGTGCGTATTCCATGCCTACCAGCTTGTTGTACAGAGCCTCAGTGACATCAACGTCTAGGTCACAGTAGTCACCCATGCTGTCGCTGTACTCGGACCACTCAAGGCCCTCAGGGTAGTTTTGCTTACCCCATGTCTCAATCCACGCAGCTTGATCCAGCTTCTCGATAGCCTTGGGCGTCAGGGTCGCAAGGTGTTCCTCAAGGGCACCCCCTACGTTCCTCTCGATCCACTGGTTCCTGAAGTCAGTTGCGTACTCACCTTTCTGGAGTCCCAAGCGATAACCCCAAGCCTCTAGCTTATGTGCACCTACAAGGGAACTCGGGAGCACCCCGGCCTTGATGTGACCACCATCTCGGTTGATCAGGTCAGGGAAGAACAGGCGGGACATTACGAGTGTGTCGATTACCTTGGTGCGATCCACCTTGAACCAAGGGAACAACTTCTGGATCACAGGGATGTCGTAGGCGATGATATTGTGGCCCCCTAGGAGACCCTCATCGGCCATCTTCTGCAGGTAGTGAACGCCTCCCTCAATGTTCTTCGGGGTGAACCTGCGGCGCTCTCCTGTCTCGGGGTGTTTCACGGAGATGCAATGGATTTTGGTTACGTCTTGAAGGAGGCCATTGCTCTCCAAATCGAACAGGGTAGTCCGCATAAAGGTCCTTATTTAAGTTCAGGGTCTTCGAGGTACTCGTCCACGTTGAAGGCCTTGTCCAGCATGTCAGCGTAGTAATGAATGAGGCCCACGAATACCGCTACGATGCCTAGGGAACCCAGTAGTAGAGCGATGAGGATTGGGAGGTCACAAGGCATCTGCGTTCCCCTCGAAACGTTTCTTCAGAGCCTCATACAAGACTCGGGTAGCATCAACATCCAAGGACACTGTGTCCCATGCACCCCATTCGAACGCTGCTTGCTCGATGTACAACGTATGGGTCTTCTCGAATTCGTAGATGGTCTCAAGGCCCTCGGAGGTCAGGTGGATTACTTCAGTGTCAAACATGGTTCTCTCTCTCTCTTAAAAGGAATAAGCCTCAGGGTCAGCCTCAGGCGTGAAGTCACTTTGCTTGTCATAGAGTCTTCCGGTGATCCGGTCGTACCCAAGGCGGATCAGGGCACCAGTTGCCTGTCCGGTATAGCGGTCCTTCAGTACCCTCAGGGTCGTAGTGCTACGTTCTTCTTCATCCTCTGCCTGCTGGTTTCTCTCGAGACCGAACATGAAGAATGACCAGAAGCCGATTGCCCGTGCTCCCTTGAAGTGCTTGATGGACACATGGCCCCCTTCTTCGTGGGATTTCCCCTCAGGAGTACTAAGGTGCGAGATGAAATGAATGATGACTCGTAGCTCCTGAGCCAACCCTGCCATCTCTTTCATGATTTGCTCGAGGGAACCACGCTCATCTGCGGTATCCGCCATGGCCGTCAAGTGATCCACATAGAAGATGCGGACTTCCTCAGCGTGGGCCATGTAGCGAATCTTTGCTGCCACAACGTCCCACGCGGTCTCCCCGAAGGAATCGTAGAGGAACACCTTGCCCTCGAGTTCCTTAACGGCCTGGAGGCGTTCCTCGCGGGTCCAATTGGCATCGGGGACGTGGAACCTCTTGCCCTTCACCTTGCCAGCTACGCGTGCTGCGGTTTCCTTGGGCTGCTGCTCCAAGAAGATCAGTCCGACCTTCTGGCTCAACTCAGTCACATCGAAGGCAATCTGCTGTGTGAAGACATCGGTCTTGCCAATGCCAGTACCTGCACCCCACCCGTAGACCTCACCCCAACGGCGACCATGGGTCAACTCGGTCAACTTCGGGAGGAACCACGGGAGACCCTTCTCGATCTCGCGGTCCAGTTCATCGTAGAGGTCAGAGATACCCACGATCCCATCGGGCCTATACGCCTTCGCGTTCCATATGGCCTGAATGACCTCTTGGCCCTTGTCGGCCCTCAGGCAATCATTGGGGTCCTTCAGGGGCAGCGAGGCAATCTTAGCTTTACCCGGGGGGAACAGTTCTGCCACCGCTTTCGCTGCTTCCCGCCCGGGGTCGTCCATGTCGAACATGATGACGATCTCTTCGAACTTCTCGAAGAACTCCATCTGCCTCGCCATGTCCTTCTTGGCTCCTTGGGCGCCGTTAGGTACGGACACCACCGGCCACTTTCCACCCTGCAACTGTGATACGGTCAGACAGTCGATCTCGCCTTCGGTGACGATGATCTTCTTACCCTTGTCCCACAGGTTCTGACCGAACATAGGAGGGTGCTTCGCGTCACCAATAAAGGAGAACTCCTTGTTGGGACCACGGACCTTACAGGCCACCACTTCACCGTCTTTCACATACGGATAGAAGTGAGCCTTCTTCCCTGCGTACTGGCCGATACGAACACCGAACTGTCGGCAGGTTTCCTCACTGATGAGACGCGGAGGGATGCCTTGAACTTCGGCATTGGAATACTCGTCCAGATTTGCAGCCACTTTCTTTCTTCCTTTCGTTTGTACTTCGCCATCCCCACGCTCACGATGACCACACGAGAAACAGTGTGTATGGTTGTCGGAGTACAGGGCGTTTGCATCGCTAGAGCCGCACGCATCGCACGGTCCCTTGCGAATCAGTGAGGACTCTTCGCGTTCCATCGTTTAAACCTTGACTACGTGACCTAGGCCCGAACGCAAAAGCGATTGGGTGTTTTGCTCCCCGTATGCGACGAGGCAGATTGGTGCTCCAGAGTTGAACTGAGCACGCGAGCCGTCTACGAAGTGGAAATGGGGTCGCCCCTTCATGAAGAGGACAGCGTCGGCAGCACCCCATATACACTCGTAGAACATGGCGGTCTCGGTTCTGGCGGGAATCAACGCGATCCCGTTGTTATGCTCCGCCATTTTCCTTAGCCACTTTATAGCCTCACGCCCGAAGGGTGGGTTACACCAGACACGCCCATACCAGGGGGAACGCAGGCCGTCATCGTTAATTGAATAATGCCGCGCAGCAGTATCCCAAGGGCGCACCACAGGTGAGCAAGGGTCGAGGTCGAATGGGCCTAGGGGCTGCACGATCTCGGGAGGTGTTAGCCACTCATCGTTCTTCATGCGTGCTGATTGGTGAGAGGTCATTCCCATTTCAATCGTTTCCTACGAACTCGATTTCACGGGGATACACAATTCCTGTGGTCTGATCGGAAGCGCGCACTCTGTACAGGATTCCAAGCATCCCCTCGGCCATCTTCAGGACCTCCACGGTTTCCCCTAAGGCCCATGAGGGACCATCGATCTCACTGAAGTCCACGGTCAGTTTTGCTTTGCGCATACTAGTTATCCAGAAGTGCAGCCATAGATTCAGGGAAAGCCCAACGAAGCCGTTCATCCAGTTGTTCAGCAACCAGACGGCACTCGTACTGAGCATGGGGATCGAGACGTTGCTTGCAGACGCGAGCGAATGCCATGAGGGAACCAGACCAAACCCATTCGGTCATGGTGTTCAGCGGGAGGACCATTCGGGCCATCTCGGGGGCTACACCGTTATCGAGGAGCCACTGGTAGTAGCCAAGAGCGTCCTCGGTCATTCTCTTCAGGCTCCACGCGAGGTGGTTACTGTGCCCGAGTACTCCGCCGCTACCTTGCTTAACGTTCTCAGCGCGTCCTCGGAGTTCCTTGGGAATATAGAACTCAGGCTCACTATCGACGTACCTACGGCTCACCTCATTCCAACTAAGGCCTACCTGATGCTTAACGAGTTGCCTCGCCACGAAGAGTGGTGCCTTGATTCGGAAGGATGCAAAGCAGTGAGCGAAGGGTGACCAGTGGTCATGGGTCGCAAGGTAGTTGATGAGCTTCACGTCACCTGGGGACAACTCAGGGCTTTGCTTATCAAAGGAAACCCGTGCCACGTTAGCGACACTGAGGTCCGTTCCCATTTGATCCAGAAGCTTGACCTCAATGTCTGCGGTCTTCATATTTCTCTCTCTTTGGTGTCTTAGTACGTCACGCCGATGCCAGCGTCTTTAAGGGTGCGGTTCAGGTCGTCGCCGAAAGCTTGGGTAGTCTTGCTGATTTGCCCTTCGCTTTCGAGGATGTACGTATCAACCAAGATGCTTCGTAGCCGTTCGAGTTGCTCCGGCGACACAGCGAGCTTCACGTTGCCGTTCTTCGTATGCTTGACTTTCATTGCTTTTCCTTGGCGTTAAGCGCCTCTACAATTGCCTCCGCAGCGTATCGGCGGAAGCATGTGGTCAGCTTCGTTCCTAGATCGTCCACGACTGCGTAGTCATTGCAGCAGCAGGTTTCGGGACGGCAGGTACAGTGGTTGATGACTACGCGGTACGGCATCAGAGAACCTCCGGGGTACCCAAGGTGTACCGCATGTAGCGCTGACCGGTAACCGGGTGTTCTTTCCAATCGCCCGTGATGTTGTAGCCAGCAAGGCGAAGGTCCGTAACGCGTCGAGTAAGCGATTGAATCGAGTGATCCATAATCGCTTCCCGTTGGGTAATACTGCCTGCCTTGCGGAGGTGCTTAAGCAGGATTTGGGTCTGTGTCATTTCTTTCTCTCTTCTTTAAGCCAAGCCTCAGGGACAACCTTGTCGGAATAAAGGAAGCCGTGCTTTTCGCACCAGGAGGCATAGGTAGACTTGGATCCCTTGTATAAGGGACTGGAACTGCGGGAGAAGACAAAGCGGATGTCCCTATCGGGATGGGCGGCTTTAACTGCTAGATGCTTGGTGCGATCTGCTGAGTCGAAAAGACCCTTGCCCTCCACAATGATCCCATTTCTTAGAATGAAATCAGGTTTGTAGGAGTGCGGGATTACGTACTCAAGCTTCTGAGTTTCATACTCGTATGCCATACCCGCTTCATCAAGTTGCGCTGCGATCTTCTCTTCGAGACCACTACGCAACTTTTGCTTCACCTTAAGCCCATGGTTCTTCTTTGTGAGCCATGAGCGCTTCATCAGAAGCCTACGTCTTCGTCAGCTTCTTCTTCCTCTTGCTTGCTGGCCTTCTTGCTACCACGGTCAGCACTAGCAACGTATTCAGCTTCATCGTCAGCATCGAAGCCACCGCCAGCTTGGTACTCTTCGTACTTGATGACCTGGACCGAGTTGATGTACAGGGTCACGCCGATGTTCGTGCCATTGGCATATGCCTTTGCTGCACCTTTGATCTTCAGGACCGAGCCACCACCGATGTTCATGTCTTCGGTATCTCGGACAGGGTTGCCCTTACCATCGAAGAACTTAGGGGCCTTCTTGCTCTTGAACTTCACGGTAACCGTACCGTCTTCGTTCTCTGCGATCGGGTACTGAGCCTTGGCAGCCTTGGCTTTCCCAAGTTCCTCAAGGGCCTCTTCCTTCATGAGGTCTTCAAGTTCCTCAATAGCCTCACGACTCGGGAACGTGAGCTTCGTGTGATAGACGCCATCACTGTCGTACTTCGTGTCAGCGCGGTTAAGGCTCGTGAAGCCAGCGACGCCCTTAGGGCTGGTGTAGTTCTTCATGTTTCTCAATCTTCAAAGTAAGGGTCAAACAGCGGGTCAAACAGGGGAGGATGGTCTTCATACGAATTCATGTCGTATCCATGGGCCATGAGGGTTACTGCTTCATCGAGTGGCATGTAGCCCTCGTCGTACTGCTCATCGAACATCACTTCCCCTTGGCACGATCCGAAGCGGTCTTACCCGGACGAGCTACGCCCGTCTTGTCGCGACAGTTCGCGTGAGTACGGGGTGCGTTGCCCATGGCTTTCTTTTGGGCTTCCGTCATGAAGTCTTTGCGTTGCATGTTTCTCTCTCCAGAAATGGGAAAAGGCCCCGTAGGGCCTCAATGTTGTGCTGTGGTGTGTTGTGCGGAAACTACGCGAAAGCGTATTGGGACTCGAGGATGCTACTTAAGTCCAAGGCACCACGAGGGGGAACCATCAGTTTGTCCAGTTCCTTGATGAGCTTGGCGATCTTCTTGGCCTCAGATTCATCTTGGGAGGACTCTCCGGTGACGATAAGGTCAGCACGGGCCGTCAGCAGAATGTCTTCCAGCGGGTCACGTCCTTCGTACATATCGACCAAGCTTTTACGCACGATCATCGAGAACTTGTCCATCTGGTTCGGTAATGCTGCGAACGAATCGTGAATCAGAAGGAAGCTATGGATACCTTCGGCCTTCGAGTTCTGCACGACCAGTTGAAGGTGTGCTGCGTCGAATGAGTGGATGAAGTTCGGGCTGATACTGGTGCGTTGCTTGTGGCCGTTCAACTCCTTGGAGAACCCGGTCTGAACCTTGGGCTTGTAGGCCGTAGGTGCATTCAAGGCCTTGTTCCATAACAGTGTCTTGATCTGTTGGAAGGTCGGCTTGTAGTAAGCATTCAGAACCGGGAAACCCATAGGCGTAGTCCAGCGAACCGGAAGGTTAGCCTTCGCCAGAACACCAGCGATAGCCTTCAGGAGTTCCATGACCAGCGGAGCACCCTTAACGGTCTGCTTGATGCCAGTCATGTTGTGGTTCGCCAGATAGCGAGCTACCTCCATCATCTCGAGCCAGTTGTCCTTGGTAACCCCGAAGTGTGCTCTGGACGCATCATCAATCGCCATGATGTCCTCGTATAACTGGTCAGCGAAGCCAGAGACTTCCGAGCCGTAGCCGTAGGTCATCACGTTGCGCTTGGTCACTTTACGGTCGATACCGTAGGAGGACCACAGTTGCGCAAACCCACGGATCTTCTCGTCCTCGTGGTTCAGGTCAGCTTCGACCAAGGGACCCGAGATAGCAGCCACAGCCGCGTAGACATCCTGAGGGAGTTCCGAGGGCGTCAGGTTGACCAGAGCACCACCGTCAGCGTCCCGCATGATTGCCGAGAAGTGCTGAATACCAGAGCACGACCCATCAATGGCGATAGGGAGGTGGCAACGGTAGCCCGTGGGGTCCTTCAGGTGACCCGCCAAGGCCACGCAAGCAGCCAGGAAGCAGAACGGGGAGTCCGCAGTCTTCCAAACGTCCATGGAAGCGATAGGGTCCTTTGCTACGGACTTAATCATCTCCAGGTTGTCCTCGGTCCACTGGACTCGAGCCGCAAAGGGCATCTTATCGAGAGCACGACCATCAATCTTGATAGCGAAAGTCGTAGCTACGTTCCACATCAGCCACGTAACGCCACGCTCTGTCAAGACCTCACCGTCTGCAAACTCGAACAGACCCTTGCAGTAGTCAGCACGTTGATGGTTGAAGCCGGGTTTTGCATACACACGGCTACGCCAGTCCAGAACGTGAGGCTGATAGAAGCGGTCAACATCAGCGAGGAGTTTGGCTTCCTCTAGGTCCCTCGATACCACCGCATGCTTCGCGTTGGAAATCTTGTTGTCCTTGCGGATACCCCACTTCACCTTGTCTTCTGCATCCTTCGGGACAGCCTTACGGGGACCCGGCAGCTTCCCTACAGGGATACGCATATCGTGACAGAACGTGAGGGCATCGAGGACCGTTCGGTTGACCCGAAGGGGGACCTCTTGGATACCATTCAGGGCACCAACGAACGGGGCGTTACCTTCGATGGCTGCAGAGATCAGCTTCTTGGTCATCGGATTGAACGTGTTCGCAATCTTCACGGTCTTGGCAACACGGACATCGTTGTATGCACCAGTGTCGAAGGCAGCCCACGGGTTCGGCACGGTCAGCATGGCCTGATAGACCGGAGCCGTCCATTGCTGACGGTCCTTGGCTTTCTGCAGGGCCTCATGGGCAGCTTCGGTGAACCCAAGGCGCATCTGGATCTCACCAGAGTCCGTGTCGGTCTTCTCGAAGTGCTCGAAGAGGCTCGTTGATTGTTGCGCAATGAAGAACAATCCAGCCCCAATCCCGACCATAGCGTCAGCATCAACGCCCGGTTCCGGGAACTGATCAAGCAGGGCCTCAGCCGCTTCAAGCTTCGCACGTGCCGACCGGTTCATCCGGGGGTCCATGAGTTTCTTGTGGGCCTTCTTGTCCGCGTTCTTCAGGCGCTCTGCTGCAATCGCCACCCGGACTTCGAAGCCAATGGCCTCATACATGGAGGTCAAGGTCTCTTCGCTCGTGGCTGTGTTGAAGGCGTTCTTGAGCACAATCCCCGACAGCAGGGTGTGGTCCAGATTCTCCATGGCCCTGAAGTGAGCGCCACGGTGCGACTTCTCCAACTCAGCAAAGTGAGCGAGACGAACAGCCTCGACCATCTTCGGTAACGCATTCTCAAACAGGCGTTCTTCAGCCTTGCTCAGGTCGCCCATGGAGTGCGCAAACTCAGCATTGCCTTCGTAGCGCTCCGCACCCTTAGCCAGCATGCGTTCTTCCAGGGCGGATTGTGCTTCGTAGTTCAGCGCGATTTCAGTCATGTCTTGCTCCGTGGGTTCGTTGAGTCAGTGAACCGAGTATAGCGGAATTCACAGCGCAACACAACGCAGAGTTGCACAAAAAGTAGGAGGAGGCACTAGGCCTTCTCTGCAATGGTAGGCAAATTGCCGATGTGCATGATTTCAAACGGAATTTGCTAGAGGTTTTCTAGAGTGGCCCCTCAGGTTACCCTCGGGGACCCCGTTCAGGACACTATATATAGACCATAACTGCCAAAACTAAAAGTCCTTTAAAATCAATGACATCGGTAATTTGCCTACCATAGAAGAGAGACCACACAATGTTGTGCAGCTAAGGGGTAGGGGATTCCTAAGGTTTACCCTAGGTTTCCTATAGGTACCCATAGTCTCCTTCTCAGTTTTTATAAGTTTTCAATAACGGTTTAACTATGGGAACCCTCAGGGTCCTCAGGTGAACCCGAAGAATCACAAGGGAGCCTCAGGCTTCCCCCACACAAACGTCATCCGATACCTACGCCTACGAGCACTCACTTAGGGTCCCTCGGATGAGTTAGGCACTGCCATTCGGTTGCCTTGGGGTTCCCTTGTGATTCTTTTTTCCTATGCAACACCACACACTACTAGAGAGAGTAGCCATGAGAGATGTAGTGCCGAATATTCAGAGGAAGACCGATAGTCTCCTCACGCAGTACCCAGAGGTCGAGGAGTTCACCAAGAAGCAACTGAGCATCTTCTGGCTCCCTGATGAAGTGAAGGTCGAGAAGGATGTCCAGGATGTTCTGGTCAACATGACGAAGCAAGAGCGCCATGGGGTTACCACGGTCCTCAAGCTGTTCACTCAGTACGAGTTGAAGGCAGGGGCTGAATACTGGACTGGTCGATTCAAGCGTCGATTCCCGAGGCCTGAGTTTCAGGAGATGGCTACAACGTTCGGTATGTTCGAACTGGCTATCCACAAACGCTTCTACCAGAAGATCAACGAGCTACTGTTCCTGCACACGGATGAGTTCTATGGAAGCTACAGCGAAGACCCGGTGCTTGCAGACCGCATGGAGTTCATCGACGGAATCGTCAGTGACCCGGATGATCTGGTCTCCCTCGCGGGCTTCGCGTTGGTCGAAGGTGCAATCCTCTATAGCTCGTTTGCCTTCCTCAAGCACTTCCAGCAGCAAGGAAAGAACAAGCTCCTGAATCTGGTCCGTGGAATTAACTTCTCGGTCCGTGATGAGAACCTACATAGCATGGCGGGTGCTTGGGTCTTCAAGAAGTTGCTCGAGGAGTCCCAGTTGGAACCCGATCAACTCTGGAACCTAGAGACTCGTGTCTATGAGATGGCACAGGCTCTGTACGCCCATGAGTGTCGCATCGTAGATATGATCTTCGAAGCTGGCCCGATTGACGGGATCAACGCTCCGCAACTGAAAGCCTTTGCGCTGTCCCGTGTCAACGCTGTCCTTGAGACCTTGGGATACGAACGGCTCGGGGCACACGCTGATAATCCGATTGCCGAGTGGTTCTACAAAGCAATCAATTCCTACACCTTTAACGACTTCTTCAGTGGCATGGGTTCGCAGTACCACCGTGACTGGGATGAACAAGCATTCACGTGGAACCTTGAAAATGAACCTGTATGACCAACTGAGCGAAGAACGGAAGCAACTGCAGGCTGAAGGACTGGTCCCCGAGTGGTACACCACGGCTGGCTTCCAGATGTTCAAGGACAAGTACGAGTACGACACGAAGGGCCGTTCAGTACGTGGTCAATTCCAGCGTATCGCAGCTACTGCCGCAAAGCATCTGCCTGAAGAAATGCAGCGTGGAGGTTACGACTGGTTCTTCAAGCTCCTTTGGAACGGCTGGCTTTCCCCATCAACCCCGATCCTTGCCAACATGGGTACAGACCGTGGTCTCCCTGTGTCGTGCTCGGGTGGCAAGATTGACGATAGCATCCATGGCTTCTATACGCACCGCCTTGAAACGGCAATGCTCACCAAGAACGGCTTTGGCACCTCAGGGTACCTTGGTGACATACGTCCGCGAGGAACACCGATCAGTGTTGGCGGTAAAGCTTCTGGCGTTCTTCCTGTGTTCACCGGCCTTATTCGTGACATGCGGGATGTGGCTCAAGGTACCGCTCGCCGTGGTGCTTATGCTGGTTATCTGCCTGTAATGCATGGGGACTTCGATGAGGTCGCTGACTTCATCTACAACAACCCTGATGATGCCAATATCGGATGGGTAGTGGATGACGCCTATGTGGCCTTGTTGAACCAAGGAGCCCCCGAGGCAACTCGACGTTTCCAGAAGATGCTCAAGCTGAAGATGGTCCACGGCAAGGGTTACTTCTTCTTCGTAGACAAGGCTAACCGCCATCGTCCTGAGATGTACAAGGACCATGGCCTAAAGATCAACAATAGCAACCTGTGTAGTGAAATCATGCTCTTTAATGATGCTGACCACACTTTCACTTGCGTGCTGAGTTCGATGAATGTCGCTCGCTACGATGAATGGAAGGATACCCAGGCTGTCTATTGGGCCACTTGGTTCCTCGATTGTGTCGCTGAGGAGTTCATCCAGAAGGCCAAGGTAATCCCTGGTCTCGAGGGTGCCGTGAGGTTCACCGAGAAGGGCAGAGCGTTGGGCTTGGGTCAGTGTGGTTTCCATACGTACCTGCAGCAGAACATGATTCCCTTCGAGGGCTTTGAGGCCCACATGAAGAACCTAGAGATCGCTAGGCACATTGACGACGAGAGCCGAAAGGCATCGCAAGAGATGGCTGAGGTCCTTGGGGAACCCGAGTGGTGCAAGGGCTATGGTGTGCGCAATACCCATCGTATCGCTATCGCTCCTACAAAGAGCACGGCGAACCTCATGGGTGGAGTGTCTGAGGGTATCAACCCGGACCCTGCATATGTCTATACGGCCTCTGGTGCAGCCGGTGAGATGGACCGTATCAATCCGATCCTCCTTGGGATTATGAAGGCCCGAGGTGTCTATAACCAAAAGACTGTTTCGGAGATCGCAGACAAGCAGGGGAGTGTCCAGCACGTTGAATGGCTTGATGAGCACGAGAAAGCTGTCTTCAAGACTGCCTTCGAGATCAACATGGACGCTGTGCTCCGCATGGCTGCTACTCGTGGTAAGTTCGTAGACCAGTGGCAATCTGTGAATCTGTTCTTCGCAGCAGATGAGGACGAAGCGTATATCGCCAAGATTCATCAGCAGGCGTTTCTCGATGAGAACATCCTTGCGCTTTACTACATTTATACCCAGGCGGGCGTTCAGGCTGCCAAGGGTGAATGCGAGGCTTGTCAGTAGTTGCAGTGAGTCTAGTGACCGGGGACGAGACGTGCCCTGAGATAACCTAGCGATTCCCGTGGGAAGCGGGAACCATACTCGGCCTAATGAGCCACAAGTTCTACCCGAAATCTTAAACGCAATGTTTGAGTCTCGATTCCCTGTGATCAGGGGAATCTGAGCGTGCCTTGTTGGGGAGCCTCATTGGTCTCTCCTCTCTCTCTCCCTTTGGGGTCCGACAGGGCACACTCAGATTTGAGTAAACTTTCTGGAAAGTCTTTATCTGGAACGGCTGGCTGATTTTAGAAAAAACCGGATTAAATGGAAACCTGAAACAAATTTTGGGTAACTCCATATCCCAATATCCCTACAGCCTCACCATCTGCTCGTTCTGAGCGCCTCTCAATCCCCAAAAACACCTCGTTTCTCGCCGCATCTATCCCAAAACTGGTATAGAAACGCCTAGGCTGAGGGACGCGCACCATAGCCAAAAGCCTCCCGGATAGCAAGAAATTCCATAGCTTTATCTCCATGCATCCCTCTAGGACCCGAATACAGCCCTTTTGAGCGGTTCGGGAGCCTCAGGCTACCCATGTAGCTCCCTAGGTCCCCGAGCGGTTCCTAGCACCATACGGAGACCTAGAAACCATACTTGCGGAGCATAGCTGCGCTACTGGCGTGTCTGTGCCTCCCTTGGTTTCCCTCAGGATGTACAGAAAGCGTACACACAAGCGCCAAAACCCTAGGGGTTACCTAAGGTTCTATGGTTTGCATGCGGTCAGGTTAGCTCGGGTTGCAATTCGTGAAGCTGCCGTAGTTCCTACAGGTGTAGCTAGGCGCTTGCTGCGGTTGATACTGGGTCCTAGCGGCTCCCACTGTGTTACTCATGCTCCCCAGTGCTTCCGACCAAGCTTGAGCCTGTTGGGATGTCATCGGCCCCGAGCATGCAGAGAGACCCGAGAGGGAACCAAGGGTTGCCAAGGTAATGAGAATGGTTTTCATGTTCTATTTAATTGTTAGGTCAATTATTGTGGTAGGTAATGCGCACGTAATGTAACCCAAACGACAAAACCCAGGGGAATCCCTAGGCTTTCTCGTTTGAGCGCTGTACGTCAGTCTTCCTGATCCAGGAGTTCCTCTCTCACATAGGCCGCTAGCTCGGTGAGAGTCACGGTATCGTGATGGAACCCTATGCGCTGTGCTCGCTCGCTGTTTGCTTTGATGTAGATAGAGACTTTACCTGTGTACAGTTCGCCATTAGACTGCTTGACGAACACAGAGAAACTATCCCCATTGTCCTCAAACGAGAATAGGTCGAATCGACCGTTTCCCTTTATGAGCGCTGTAGCCGCAGATGTCATTTGGTCGCCTCATGTGTTCTTAGGATTCGAATGTTTCCCGGTAGTCGTATCTCTACGGTTCCCTGAAGGGTCTTCGCTAGTTCCTCAGCCAGTGCCCTGGTTAGGTCATGGATCAGTGTAGGTGTTGGATTGATAGCCCGCGAGTATGCTTCGAGGGCTTGGGTTACTGGGCGTACAGAGGGTCTCATTAGCGCGTCATCTCAATGCGTGCTACAGGGTTATTAAAAAGCTCCCTCAGTTTAGGGTCACGTGCACCCCATACGATGGTCCCGCCCTCAGACACAGAAGTGTCCCCTTTGAGGCGCCACCAAGATGTGTACATATCTTCAGCGTCAGGCTCAATAAGCACTGAGACCTTGCCACGCTTGCCAATCTCAACGAGCGCCCGCCGTTCAATGGTTCCGTTAAGGACGAACGTGACCGGATGGGTACCAATGGTTAGCCCAGAGTCAAATTTAACTTTCTCTTCGAGTGTACGCATGGGCCCTCAGTGTTTGTTAGATACAGCGTTACCAATGTAGAACAGTTCAGGTACCGCAGCGTCCTGGAGGGCCGTTAGGGCTTGCTCCAGCGTGGGGAACCGTAATAACGCTTTGCCGGTGAAACGATGGACTAGGATGAACATGGTTTTCCCTTGATTAGCTGTAGATGTAGCCGTTATCGCCTGCATACAGGTCTACTTCCCCGTACACCTTGCTAGCCTTCGAGAGCGCTTCGCCAACCTGACCCAGACCACGATCCCAAAAGCCTGCACCGTGACCATTCCGCGTCAGCCAGAAGTCATGTCCGATTTGTTCGTCTGAGAGCCCTGAGAGACTAAGCAGATGTGTGTTGCTCATAACGAAATCCATCACATCAAGCTTGGCTTCCTCAAGGCACTCAGGCGAAACGTCATCAAGGGTGCACACTGCGTCCAAGGGTTCCCCATGTTCATCCGTGGATGACCAAAGAGCAGCGACTAAGTAATGCTTGGTGATGTTTTCAATGTTCATTGTGTTCCCCTTGGTTGCGTTGGTCTCATCAGTACGGGCGTTACCCGCAGACCCTCATGTGTCCTAGAGGGTTTCGACCTGTTCTATTGTGTGTTGTGCAGGTTGGCTTACGAATTAGCGTTGGTACACGTCCAGGTTTCCCCATTGAACTCGAATTCGTACATGTCACCATTCAGGCGGCAGTCTTGGGCGAAAGAGTCGTAGTCGATGTAAGCGCGGACGTGCTCAGGAATCTCGCTCAGGTAGCACTCGTCAAACAGTTCTTCCGCAGCTTCCTTAAGTTCCCCCTGGAACAGGATAACGTCGTCAATGTTGCGCACGTGACCCCCACGGTTTTGCAAGGCTTCGTCCATGTCTTGACCATTCACTGACACCAAGTAGAACAAAGCAGCCTTCTCGTGATCCTTAAGGCTCTCTACCTCATCAAACCAGAACTCCAGGTTGCTTTGGTCTACCTTGCACGCCTCGAAGAGTTGCGCATCGTCACCATCAATGTAGTCAATCATGAACTCTTCAACAGGTGCACCCGAGCTATTTAATAAGCCTGCTGCTTTCTCTGTGTACTCTTCGAAAGACTCGAAGTAAAAACCATTGGTCGTAGTGTCGTAGGGGTTAGCGAAGTAGGTCATTTGGCTTCTCCAGGTTTCCGTGTCGTTCGTTTGGTTTGTGTCGTGCTGCTATGGGATGAACTATAACGTGTTGTGCAGTGGTGTGCAATAAATATTTGAAGCTTATTTGCACAAGGGTCGTTTGGGTTAAATTACCTGTAGGCTGTGAGGTATTTAAGAAAGTCACCATCCCTCAGAATCTCTGCGTCACTGTATGCCGTGGAGTAACAATGGGGCAATTCGAAATGCTTCCTCATGTGCAACCGTGCGTTGATCGTCACATACTTGGTATCACCCCGCGTCTCAATGTCTACTGACACGCCCATCGGGAAACCGTGCGTGTCTTCAGGAATGTGCGTTTTCGTGTTGGTAATCATTTGGTTTCCCCTAGGTTTCGTTAGGTGGTACTGCATGGGTAGTGCATGGACTCCAATGTACAGGTCAGGGAACTGAGTGTCAACACAAAGTTGCACAGTTCTTTAGGTTTCTGATGGGGGACTCGAGGTGACTGCAGGTTTCCCTTGGGGTCCCTAGGTTCGTTCGCCTGTCGAACACAAGACAACCCCTTCCCTCACTATTTGGAATACCTGACCGCTCGGTCGGTTAATGCATCAGCTATGCCCAATGCCTCCTATATAGGTAGGCCAATGCCTAGCGCATGCTTCCCCGATTCCACATTAGATACTTCATCTAGTGTATTCCCTTTGGAATCAACAGGTTAGCTCAGGCTCTCGCCTAGGTCCGTGCTCGCCTCGCGTGCTGCGTGGGGCTGAATGTACCCCCTAGGGCCTTCCGGGATCGCTTTCACAAATGCCGCTAAAGGTTTTGCCTTGTTGTTGTTG